CTCAGAGTCTGTCGAACCCGAAGTACAGACAAAAAGTGATACCAAACAAGAAGAAGCCTCAGAGGAAGCAGAAGCACCCACAAAGGATGATGCTGATCTGAGTGCAGAAGAGAAGAGCTTTAAGAAGCGATACTCTGATATCCGTAAGTATATGCAAGAGAAAGATGCAGAGTATAAAGCAGAGTTAGACAAGTTAAAAGGTCAACTAGACTTAGCTGCTAAGAATGAGCTTGTATTACCTAAGTCAGAAGAAGAGATTGATGCTTGGACTAAGAAGTACCCTGACGTAGCCGGTATCATTGAAGCTATTGCGGATAAGAAGGCTAATGAACGTGCTTCTGATCTAGATAGTCGCTTACAAGAAATAGAAAGTATGCGTACTCAAGCCAAGAAAGAAAAGGCAGAGGTAGAGCTACTTAACATACACCCTGACTTCGCACAGATCCGCGAAGATGATGCATTCCATACATGGGCAGAAGAACAGCCTAAATGGGTACAGGATGCTTTGTATGAGAACACAGACGATGCTAAATCAGTAGCTCGTGTATTAGATCTATACAAGGTAGATAAAGGCATCAAGACAATGAAGCAGTCTAGCAGTGATAAGAATGCTGCTTCTTCTGTAAAAGCTAAGAAGGTATCTACACCTAACCCAGACGATTCATCTAACTATATTAGTGAGTCTATGGTAGCTAAAATGTCTATCAAAGAATACGAGAAGCGCATGGAAGAGATCTTAGATGCTCAGCGCTCTGGAAAATTTATTTATGATATGTCAAAGAAGTAGTTGACAATAACATTATCATAGATAAAACTATAGCATATACACATATATTAAAGTGTGTGTATGCTTTATGAAAAGCACAATCGCCACAAATATAAGACTCACCCTGACGTATAGGCCCAGCGCTTACAGAGAGGCATCTCTAAAGCAAAGCTGACTACCCTACTACAGAAGGCCTCTTTCAAGTGGGTATAGTGTTACTATCAACGCCATATCATTGAAAGGAAACCATTATGGCTATTACATCCGCATCAGGTGGATTTAACGGAAACTTCTCTCCGATTATCTACTCAAAACAGGCACAGATTGCTCTACGGCGTTCTGCTGTCACTAACGCAATTACCAACAACTCATATTTTGGTGAGATTGCAAACCAAGGCGACACTGTTCGCATCCAAAAAGAGCCAGACGTAACCGTCAACGCTCTGCAACGTCATACAAACATCTCTGTTGAGAAGCTTGATGACTCTGACTTTTCATTGACCATCGACAAAGCAAACTACTTTGCCTTCAAGATGGATGACATTGAAGAGCAATTCGCCAATGTTGACTTTGTTCGTTTAGCATCTGATCGTGCAGCTTATAAAATGGCTGACTCAATGGATACAGACGTACTGTCATACATGTCTGGTTTCACCTCTGCAGGTGCACTTATTACAGCTACATCTGGTGATGCACAGCATCCAACAGCCGGTGAGCTTGATGGTGAATTCTTGAAAGTGAATCACTTGGACGCTACTGACTTTGGTTCATTAGGTTCTGCTGACTCAGCCTCAACAGCCTACGCAACTGGTGACTCAATTCCATTGGCCCCACGTTTGCCTGGTGCAACTGCCTTGTCAACCGCAACTGTCTCACCTTTGACAGTAATTGCGCGTATGGCTCGTCAGATGGACACAGCTAACGTTGAGTCACGAGGAAGATGGCTGGTTGTTGACCCGGTGTTCGTAGAGATGCTCAAAGACGAAGACAGTCGCATGTTGAACGCCGATTACGGTGGTGCTGGCCTGCAAAACGGTCTTGTGTTGAACAACTTGCACGGCTTCCGTGTATATGTTTCAAACGCATTACCTGCTAAGGGTACTGGCGCTGGCACTTCTGGTGCTTTGGCTCAAGATGCCAACTTTGGTGTTATCTTGGGTGGTCAGGATGATGCTGTTGCTTCTGCAGAGCAGATCAACAACGTGGAAAACTATCGTGATCCAGATTCATTCGCTGACATCGTGCGCGGTATGCACCTTTACGGTCGCAAAATTCTGCGCCCACAAGCGTTGGTCACTGCAGCATACAACGCTGCTTAATTGATGTTATGCTTAGGGGCTGGCTATATGCTGGCCCCTTTGTGCTTTTCATTCACATAAGGACATCTCAAGATGGCTATTACAACTGCAATGTGCAACAGCTTCAAGCAAGAGCTTCTTGGGGGTGTTCACGACTTGGATACAGATACACTCAAAGTGGCGCTTATCAAGGAATCTCCTAGTGGTACTTACGGTGCTGCTACTACTAACTACTCAGACATCACAGGCAACACAGATGAGGCTGTAGGTACAAACTACACAGCTACAGGCCAAGAGTTAGACTCTGCAACTATTACGCTTTCAGGTAACACGGCTTTTGTTGACTTCGCTGATGAGGTTTTCACTAACCTAACTATTTCAGCAGACGGTGCTATTATCTACAACACATCACAAGGCAACAAAGCTATTGCAGTATTTAACTTTGGTAGTACCGTTACTTCTACAAGTGGTGACTTCACTGTTGTATTCCCAACAGCAGACGCTTCTAATGCTGTAATCCGTATCAGCTAATATAAACTATAAGGTTATTGCACAATGGCGTTTATCATCAAAGATCGTGTCAAAGAGAGTACAAACTCTACAGGTACAGGAGCTATCACACTAGGTGGTGCAGCTGCTACTTTTGATACTTTTCAGTCCTACATGACTAATGGTGATACTACTTACTACGCTATTGTGCATACTGCCTCTGGTACAGATGAATGGGAAGTAGGGCTAGGTACGTGGAACACAGGTAATACTCTTACACGTACTACTGTCTTATCTGGCTCTAATGGCACATCTGCTCAGACCTTCTCTGCAGGTACTAAAGATGTCTTTATGACATACCCTGCTGCACATGCTGCACTAGCAGAGGATGACGTTACCTTCGATAACATTACTGTAACAGGTACTGTTGATGGGCGTGACGTTGCAACAGACGGTACAAAGCTAGACACAGTAGAACAAAATGCTGATGTTACAGACGCAGTTAATGTAGCTGCTGCTGGGGCTTTAATGCGCTCTGGAGGCACTATGACAGGTGCGCTTATACTGAATGCTGATCCTAGTGCTGCATTAGGGGCCGCTACGAAAGAGTACGTTGATACCATTGCTTCTGCAGGTATTCACTACCACTCTCCTGTACGTGCTGAGCATCCTAGTAACTTAAATGCTACATATAACAATGGTTCATCTGGTGTAGGTGCTACCCTCACTAACGCAGGAACAAATGCTGCACTAGTTATAGATAGTGTAAGCATGGTACTTAATGACCGTGTACTTGTAGCTAATCAGACAACCCAAACACAGAACGGTGTATATACTGTAACGACAGTAGGTGATGGATCTACTGCGTGGGTACTTACACGTTCTACAGATACTGATACTGCAGCACCATCTGACCCAGATGCCTTTGGAAAGGGTGACGCCTTCTTTATCAAAGAGGGTGCTACTAATGCAGGCCACCTAGACGTTTTAAGTACTGCAGGTACAATCGTATTTGGTACTACTAATATTGTTTTTTCAGAGGTAGCTGAGACAACGGTATACTCTGGTGGCACAGGTATCACTCTTACTGGTACTACGTTTGCTATTGGTCAGGACGTAGCAACATCAGCTAGTGTTACATTTAATCAAGTTACAGCAGATATTATTGGTAACGTAACTGGCAACCTAACAGGCGATGTTACAGGAAATGCTGATACAGCTACAACCCTAGAAACAGCACGTAATATTCAGTTATCAGGTGACGTTACAGGTAGTGCATCTTTTGATGGGTCTGCTAATATTAACATAACCGCTGCAGTACAAGACGATTCACATGCACACGTAATTAGCAACGTAGATGGCTTACAGTCTGCCCTAGATGCTAAAGTACCTACTTCTCGTACTATTACTGCAGGTAATGGTCTTACTGGTGGTGGAAACCTTACAGCTAACCGTACAATTTCACATGCGGATACGTCCTCACAGGCGTCAGTAAACGGCTCTGGGCGCACTTACATCCAAGATATAACCTTGGACACCTACGGGCATGTTACGGGGCTGGCAACGGCTTCTGAAACGGTTACGAACACAAATCAATTAACAACTTTTGTCGTTGAAGATGGTGATGGTACAGAAGTCACAATTTCTCAGGGCAAAGAGTGGAAGTTTGTTGAAGGTGGAGCCATTGACATCAACTGGACAGACACCTCAACGGGTTCTGATGGCGATCCATTTGACCTTACCATTTCGCACGTTGATACATCATCTCAAGCCTCAGTAAACAATAGCAACGGAACAGTCATCCAAGACGTTACACTTGACACGTATGGTCACGTTACAGGATTAGGCTCAGCCAATCTTGATGGTCGTTATGTGAATGTCACTGGCGATACCATGACGGGCAACCTTACCTTAGACAGTGGAACGTCTACAACTCTTTCGGTAAAATGCGACAATAGCGGTGCTGCAATTGTCAGAGCAGGTGGTGACAGCCAAGGAACAGGTGTTTTTGAGGTTACGCAAGACGGTGGCAATCACGGCGGCGGCATTAGCTACAATGGCGATGGTTCCCCAGCGTTTGCGTCAGGTGAAACCGCTGATCACATAACTTTTTACAGAATTGCAGGGGGCACTCGTACAGAGGTATTTCATTATCCTTATAGCAGTAACACGGTAAACTTTAATGCTACGCCTACTGCTGGCGGCACAAGTCTCGCTAAGACAACCGATATTAATAATGGAACGCTAACGGTGCAAGGCACTGGCGCTTTAGGCGGCTCTGGTACGTTTACAGCCAATCAAAGTGGCAACACCACAATCAGTATTTCGCATGATGACACATCTAGCCAAGCATCAGCAAACAACAGCGGCGCAACGGTAATTCAAGATGTTACGCTGGATGGCTATGGTCATGTTACGGGGTTAGGTTCACACACACTGACGCTTGCTAATCTTGGCTATACTGGCGCGACAAACGCCAACAACTACAGCTTTCCTTACACGATTTCGCAATCAGCAGGTAATGGTACAGTCGTTAGGCGACATGACAGTGGTTACATCTTTGCAAATTACTTCAACACAACGCCCAATGATATTGCTACTGGCTCTATAACTAAAATTTGTGCGGAAAGCGGCAATGACGGTTATATTCGTCACGCATCTGCCGCTGCGGTCAGAAGCTTTATAGGTTTTGCAAGTGAAGGGTCATATATTCGTAGCGATGCAGATGACAACGTAAGCGCCCACACAGAATGGCAAGACAATAAAAACGTTCGCTTAGGTAATGGTGCTGATTTCCGCATGTGGTTTGATGGCACGAACACTTATTTCCGCAACTATGCTCATGCTGGTGGTAATATTTATTTCCAAGGTGAGGATACAGAAGGCTCTAATCACGCACTTTTATATATGCATAATGACGGCTCCAGCCCGTATTTGCGACTATTCCAAAACGGCGGGGAACGCCTACGCACTCTATCTGGCGGGGTGGGTGTAACGGGGCTGACTGTTGGTGACGTTGATGCCAATCCGCATAACGCTAACGGCTTGCAAGTCAGCATGACCAATAACGAAAAGATCGTATTGTCAGGCTCAGCTGATCCTTACATTCGCTTTCAAGAAACTACTACTGATAGGGCATATATTGGTTGGGTGTCTGGTCAAGATGCATTGGTGTTCAGAAATCAACAGACTGACAATTTTGATTTTTTGCCAGATGCATCAACTGGTGCAGTTAATCTTAGGCTGCGCGGCACTGATAACGATACTTGGGGGTCTTTATATGGCACAGACAATAGCAATACTAACCAAATTGGTCTTTTAGACGGCGATCAAAATTGGGCTTATCGTATTACTAATGATACTAGTCACGAATGGTTAATTAACAATGTCGTTGAGATGTCACTCAGCACATCCACGTTGGATATGAAGGGTAATGTAATCACTGAGGTTGAGGATATCGGCCTGAGAGATCGTATTTACCATGACGGTGACACAGATACATACATTCAGTTTGGTACTAATACCGCCGCAGTAGTGGTTGGTGGACACACAGAAATATTTGCTAATACAACAGGTGTACGTTTAGGCGACACAGGCAACGGCTATTTCCAGCCTGTCTCTGGCAACTACGGCTCTATTCAAATTGATGGTGGCAATCATGGTGGCTGGGAAGGTTACAGCATTGGTGGTCGTGTTGTGCTTATGCATGACAACAGCAGCAGCACAGGTATTTATAACGATGTAAACAATGAGTGGCTGTTTTACGGCGTTCATAATTCTTACACCAGAATGTACCATAATGGCTCGTCCAAAGTGGAAACGTCTAGCAGCGGTGTGACCGTAAATGGTGATTTAAACAGCACCTCAGACATTCGCTATAAAAAGAACATTGAGACTATTGAAGGTGCGGTAGACAAAGTAACTGCTTTGCGCGGTGTTACTTTTGATTGGGATAACGACGCTTTTTCAGAAAATGAAACTAACAAAAAACCAAACTTTACGGAACGTGCTACGGGCGTAATTGCTCAAGACGTTGAAAAGGTTTTGCCAGAGGCGGTTCGTCAAAATCCAGAAACGGGATTTAAAAACGTAGCTTACGGCAACATGGTCGGCCTGCTGATTGAGGCGATCAAAGAACAGCAAACTCAGATTGATGGTCTGAAAGCTGAAATCCAATCCATGAAAAGCTAATAGTGAAAGGACACGAGGATGGCTATTAAAACGAGCGGCACAACGCGCCTAGGAAACTCAGGGGAATTACAAAATATTACTAGTTTAGACAGCACAACGGCGGCTACAATTGGCGCGGCGGCTGGCGGCGCCGATTATGAGCTTCCACCATACGAAACAGGTTCCTCAGACAAGAATATTCTTTTTGGAACAGACCAAAATACTATCTTTGGGGCTGGCGGGTGGCGCGGAACCACTGCTTATTCTAACTATGGAGATAGTACCGCAGATAATATGATAATCGCAGATACCTTTGGTGGGACTGGTGGAAGTAACCAATGGTTATCTCTCAGAAATCATGCAAGTGGTTCAAGAAAATTTGAGGTGTGGTCAATTACAAGCCTTTCCACAACCACAAATGCGCCGTTAGCTACTACTACTACCAAAACAGGCCCAACCAATGGGTATTATAAATACTCCACAACTGTTCCAGCCAGCACCGCAGCTTTTGTTCATTATTTTTGGTTTGAACCATCTGTTGTATGCCATGACGCAATTGTAAAATGGGAAAGCGGTATAGAAATGTACACTCGTTCAGGTAGCGGGAGAACAAACGGATTTACTGGAATAAAGTTTTGGTATCAAGGCGATGTGGGGCTTTAGGAGGCTGATATGTATTTAATTTATAACGTCACAACTGGTGAGCCTATTCGTATCGCTTTTAGCGTTGAAGATAGAGATAATTCTGTTGGTGATAACGCTTGGATAGCAATAACTGATCCAAATATTGGTGATGTAAAAGTTGTAGATGGTGTTCTTGTAGACGATCCACAGCCAATGCTTGATTACCAAAGTAATGAGGCACGAGAAAAGCGTAATACGCTTCTTTCAGAAACAGATTGGTGGGCTGTAGCAGACCGCACGATGACAGCGGAGCAAACAGCTTATCGTCAGGCTTTGCGAGATATAACCACCCATGCGAATTGGCCTAATTTGGCTGATAGCGATTGGCCGACTAAGCCAGAGTAAATGCTAGGTTTTTCTGCCATATCAGAAGCGCCTATATCTCAGGCTACTACCAGTGCTAATGCATTAGGGTTTTTACCTACCAGCCTAGCTACATTAACTGCTAGTAGTCTTTTATTTGAAGGCATTGCTAATGTAACAGCAGATTCTACTGCAGCTACATTTTCTTTAAATATTAATTTTGATGCAAAGGCTAATTCTACTGTAACAGGTACTGAAGTTACTACAACAATAAATGATTTTACGTCTGTATCTGGTAAGGCTAACTCTACATTAAATCCAGCGACTGCTTCTTTTACTGCAGGTCAACTTGTAAGTACTGGCCTAGCTAACTTTACGATACCCAGTGCTACATCTATATTTAACGTAAACGATTTTGCAGACGTAGATGCCAAAGCTAATACTAATTTAAATAGTGTTGTTTCTAGTGTATCTGCAGAAGATGTTATAGGTAACGGCCTTGCAAATATAGTTTCAAGTAGTGTAAATGCTACATCAGTCGTTGATACACTTAGCTTTGATGCAAAAGCTAATTTAACTATAGCTTCAATACTCAGTGATATTACTGCAAATGATTTTGAAAAAGTAGACGCTAAGGCAAATATAACAATACCATCTGCAACATTTACTGGTTCAGTTACTTCTTTTGCAGATGTCACAGGTGCAGCTAATACAACATTAGATACAACCTTACTGTCTTCCTCTGCTAACATAAGCACACCTACTGCAGTAGTATTCAACTTTAATAAAGATGCATACGATAGATCTCGTGTAATACATATACTCTCACAGGGTTCTAGCTCAAGTAACAGTACTACCGTACATATAAAACCAGAAAGCCGTTCTGTTTATATAGAATATCGAGAAAATAACAATACTGTTTATATAGCAGCATAAGGATTTACAATGTCTTATAAGTGGCCCGATAAAGATAAAGATGAATTGCTTGACTACAACATTGATTGGTCGCGTTTCTTAGGTACAGATGTTATTTCTGCTGTTACTTGGTTTATAGATGATGCAGATGGTGTTAAAACAGAAGTAAGTAATTCCCAAGTAGTAGATGGGTTACAGTTTGTACAAGGTACGTATACAAATTCAGTTGCTACTATCAGGTTAAGCTTAGGTACTAATAATAAACGTTATAAGATTACGTGTAAAATAACTACAGTAGGTGCCCTACAGTATGAACGTTCTGTGCTGTTGCGCGTGAGGGAGAAGTAATATGGCATACGATTATCTTGGGTTAGTTAATGATGTAAATCGTAGGCTTAATGAAGTAGAATTAACCTCTGCTAACTTTGCTACTACTACAGGTTTTTATAGTTTTGCTAAAGATGCAGTAAACTCTTCTATTCGGCACATCCAGCAAGAAGAGTATGAGTGGCCTTGGAATCACGTAGAGCAGGAAGAGGTGCTACTTGCTGGTGAGGTTCGCTACAGTTTTCCTTATGATGCTAAGACTATTAATATGAATAGCTTTCGTATCAAAAGAAATGCAGATTTAAGCGTAGATACCGTTAAACTTAAAGTACTTAGCTATGAAGAATACCTTGACAAGTATGCTGATTATGAGTATAACTCTAACACTAGCGTAAGATCTGTACCCTCTTTTATTATAAGAGCGCCTAGCAGGGAGTTACTGGTAGTACCAGCCCCAGACAAGGCATACGAATTAGTTTATGAATATTACACAACTGGTTTTGATTTAGAGCTACACTCAGATGTTCCTAATCTCCCCGAAATGTACAAATATGTAATCGTTGATGGTGCTATGTACTATGTCTATCAGTTTAGAGGTGACATGCAAGCAGCACAATTAGCCGCGCAGAAGTTTGAGCAGGGAATTAAACAATTACGTAGCATACACATAAATCGTACTGAATATGTACGTGATCGAAGAGTATCCTTCTAATGGCAACACAATGGCAGACATTTCCTATAGAGTTTAGAGGTGGTCTTATCTCTAATCTTAGCCCGTTGCAGCATGGTGCAAATGCTGTCGGATCTGCCACTATATTACAAAACTTTGAAGCCAATAAAGAGGGCGGTTACTCTAAGATACGAGGTTATGCCAAATATAGCACAACAACTGTGCCGGGATCTGGCCCTATACTTGCCCTTAAAGTTATTAGCTCTGGTAGGGTTGTAGCTGCACGTAAGAATGGTAGCAATCAAACACAGTATTACTACAGTACAGGTTCTTCTTGGACCAGTATGGCTACTAGCGTTGGTACTAATGGCGGTAAAGCTAGACACATTTTATATAACTTAGATGGTGATGATAAAGTTATATTTGTTGATGGTACTAACTACCCTGCTATATATAACACATCTGGAAATGCTACTACCTTTATGACATCCTCTAATAGCACAGATGTGTTGGGTGCAGAACATGTAGCTGTATTTAAAAACACTGCCTTCTACTCTAAAGGTAATAACGTCTACTTTACTGCCCCTTTTACTGTGGATGATTTTAGTGTTGCTAATGGTGCAGGATCTATAAATGTAGCGAATGATATTACAGGTCTGGCAGTATTTCGTGATCAACTAATCATATTTACTACTGACTCTATCAAACGTTTGACAGGTAGTAGCTCTGCTGACTTTACTGTGTCACCTATTACTGACCGTATTGGTTGCATAAATGGGGATACTATTCAAGAGGTTGGTGGTGACATTATGTACCTCGCCCCTGATGGTATTAGACTATTGAGTGCTACTGATCGTATCGGTGACTTTGCTTTAGATGTAGCTTCTAATCAAATAGCCAAAGATGCTACTATCTTTCTTAACCAAACATCTAGCTTTTGCTCTGTGTTATTTAAAGAAAAAGCTCAGTATAGGATATTTGCATACGTACAATCTGAGCAAGATGATGCAGCTAAAGGTCTTATAGCTACAAAGTTTATATCTCAAGGTGCTGCAGGTATGGCTTGGTCAACCACCAAAGGTATTAAAGCATTTGTAGCAGACAGCAGATACACAGGAACAGCAGAGACAATAGCTTTTGCTAATGAGGACGGTTACGTCTATACTATGGATACAGGTTCAGAGTTTGATGGTTCTGCTATAGAAGCTATATATGAATCACCTTTCATGCCTATAAGTGACCCACAGGTACGTAAGACTTTCTACAAGATGACTCTGTACGCTGAACCTACAGGTAACATGAATTTAGATTTAAACTTAAAGTATGACTTTGCTTCTGCCAGTAATACTAAAGTAGTACAGCCAGCGACACAACAGATCTCAGGTACAGGTGCGTCTGTGTTTATGTTTGGTGCATCTGATGCTGTATTTGATACAGCTACATTTGGTGGTGAGCTTGATAAAATATATGACACTAATGTTATTGGTTCAGGTAAAACAGTAGCATTGAGACTAGAAGACCTTTCAACTAATCCCACTTTTACACTCGACACGGCTTTGCTAGAATATAGCCAAGAAGATAGACAATAAGGAAACGACATGGCAGGTTATACAAGACAGGATACTGCAAACAACATTGCCAACGGTAACGTTATTGATGCAGATGACTTTGACGCAGAGTACAATGCAGTAGAAAACGCTTTTAATGCATCAACAGGCCATAAACATGATGGTACTCCTGGTGAAGGAGCGCCTATTACTAAGGTTGGCCCAAGCCAAGACCTTATTGTGTCGGGTTCTAATGTATTACCTAAAACAACAAACACCTTAGATCTAGGCTCGACAGGTGCAAAGTTTAAAGATAGCTTCTTCGATGGCACTGTAACAACAGATGATCTTGCTGTAACGGGTGGTTCTGTTCTGACGGGTAATGCTACAGTGGGTGGCACTCTTGGTGTGACAGGGGCCACAACTCTTTCCAGCACCGCAGCCATTACAGGTAACACTACAGTAGGTGGTACTTTAGGTGTTACTGGTGCGTCTACATTAGATAGTGCTGCAGTTACCAATAATGCTACAGTAGGCGGTACGTTAGGTGTTACTGGTAATACTACTGTAGGTGGTACTTTAGGCGTTACAGGCGCATCAACATTAGATAGTGCTGCAGTTACAAACAACGCTACAGTAGGTGGTACGTTAGGGGTCACGGGTAATAGTACCTTTAGTGGTACTCTTGGTATTTCAGGTAACACTACAGTAGGTGGTACATTAGGTATTACAAGTAACACTACAGTGGGTGGTACATTAGGTGTTACAAGTAACACTACAGTAGGTGGTACATTAGGTATTACAGGTAACACTACGGTAGATGGTACGTTAGGTGTAGGTAGTACGTTAGGTGTTACTGGTAATACTACTGTAGGTGGTACATTAGGTGTTACTGGTGCTACTACTTTTTCTGGAGATGTAAATGTAGGTTCAGATACCCTTGAAGAGTATGTTCAGGATACTGTAGGTGGTATGGTTACAAGTAATACTGAAACTGGACTTTCTGTTACCTACGATGATGACAATGGCAAGTTAGATTTTGCATTGACTAAAGATCCTGTCATTACTTTAACTGGTGATGTTACAGGTACTGGTACTATGACTAATCTTGGTAGTGTTAGTATCGCTACTACTGTAGGATCAAATAAAGTAGCTTTAGGCACAGATACTACAGGTAACTATGTAGCAGGTGCTACTGCGGGTACAGGTGTTTCTATATCAGGTACTGCTGATGAAGGTTGGTCGCCTACAATTGCTATTGGTCAAGCGGTTGGTACTACATCTGATGTTACGTTTAATACAGTAACAGCTGCCCTAACGGGTAACGCATCATCAGCATCTACTGCAGGGGCGCTTACCGGAGATGTAACTAAGACAGGTGATTTTACGGTAGATGCTACTGGTGATATTATTCTGGATGCGGATGGTAATGACTTTAAGTTTAAAAATGGTGCAGGGGGAGACACTGCGACTTTAAGCCTTGCGGATACGGCGGCTTTAACTCTTTCAAATACACAAACCACTAGCATCGAAACCACGAGTAGTGGTGCAGACATCAAACTAACTACCTTAGATCGTTCAGGCGGCGTGAAGCTCCATTCAAATGCAAGCTCAACTTATAACATGAGTTTGTCTTATGGAAACTCATCTAACAAAGCTGCGCTATCCTCAACAGGTGGTCTGCTAATTTCATCAGAAGAAATTTTGTTTGAAACTAGCACTGGAGAGGTTACTGTAGATGCAGACCTTTTGGTTAATGAGAGTTTAATTCTTACAGAGGGTGCTTCAAACTGGACATTTGAGGTAGATACAAATAATGATCTTGTAATTAAGTACGGTACTAATACTGTGTTTAAACTTAGTACTGCAGGTGCACTTACTGTAGAAAGTGATATAAACGCAAATCAGGTATTGTAAATGGACACCTTAACCTCAGAAAAATTAGAAGCTATTCTGGATAGAGCCGCCAAGAAGGGTGCTAAACAGGCTCTGTGTGACTTAGGTTTATCAGACATGGATGCAGCTACTGATATTAAAGAATTACGTAGTCTATTAGACTCATGGCGCGATACAAAGAAAAGTATATGGAAAACACTCGTACAATTAGGTACAGTTGCAGTACTGACATTCATAGCTACTGCTGTGTGGATGCAAGTAGGCAAGTAAGGATAAGATAGATGGCTAAACGTTTTGCAGGATTTACACCAGAGCAGTTAGGTAAAATTGATCCTAGCCTTAAAGGTATGCAGTCTGATGAGCAAGAAAAGATTATTGCAGCTAACCCTGCCCTAGCAGCCCGTGTAGGTAAAATGACACAGATGGCACAGAAGCGTATAGGCATGGCAGAGGGTGGCTTTGTTGATCTGGAATCGCGTTTAAGTGCCCAACGTAGGGGTTTTTCAGGTGCTGGTCAGGTGATGCCGCAGATGAAGCCCCGTCCTGATAACCCTTTTCAAAGACCTGACGGTATAACCCCTAGACCAGGTGGTATGCCAATAGCCGATACTCTTTATTCTGCTATAGGTCAACAACCTATAAAACAACCTGCAGCCGTACCTGTTTCAGCAGGTGTACCACCTCACTCACACGGTGGCGGTGGCGAGATTTTACCAAGCGGCGATTTGTCTGGCGGTAATAACTATGCACCCAATCAACAACCTCAGGATTTAAAGGCTGTTTTTGAAAAGAAAAAAGAGCTAGACATGGGTTTCGCTCAGATTGATATGGAAGCACAAACTAAGAAGGACGCTCTTCAAGAGGCTATTACAATGAGATACGGCTTTGCAGAAGGTGGCGATACATCTGGTGCAGATGATGATAAAGAGGCTACTAATGATCCTGTAGATGATAAAGAGGATAAGCCTGACCCAATGTCTGAGGCAGGTAAGGCTGCTGCTGCGCTAACTAAAACTGCTTTAGAAAGCCCTGAGACTTTAGTAAAAGATACAGAAGTTAAAGAGACTACAGAAGAACAAAAGGAATCAGGTGAAATTGCAGAAGGCACAGGTGAAGCTGCTACTGTAGATGAAGCTGTTGCTACTGTTGCTACACCTGCTGCTGCAGTTACAGCACCTGTAAAACCACCTGCTGCTACTGTTCTTCCTGAGACTGTTTCTGAAGAAGTAAGTGATACACTCAAGAAGTTAAAAGCTGCTACAGGTAAGCCTAGCTCTGATGCATTAGCAGAAGCTGCTACAATGTCACCAGAGGAGCTAAAAAGTTTAGGTCTTACTGTTGAACAGATTGAACAAGCTCGTCGCGTAGAAGGTGCACCTACTCGCAAGGTAGAAGCGGGTGAGATGATTGAAGGCTCCACAGTAGATATGGAGCGCGTAAAGAAAGAAGTAAACTTTGAGGCAGCTACAGGTGCACCATCAACTGATGCTACTGTACAGGGCCAGCTAACTGGTTTGATGGAAGACTTTGAGGGTGCTGCTCCCCCTGCATGGGCTGCAGGTGCTATGAGGGCAGCGGCTGCACGTATGGCTAGTCGTGGACTGTCATCTTCATCTATGGCGGGGCAGGCTATCGTACAGGCTGCAATGGAGAGTGCTATCCCTATCGCCTCTCAAGATGCTAAGACTGTTGCAAGCTTTGAGATGCAGAACCTGTCAAACAGGCAGCAGACTGCTATGTTCGCTGCACAGCAACGCGCTCAGTTTCTAGGCTTGGAGTTTAACCAAGAGTTTCAGGCTCGTGTAACTAACGCATCTAAGATCTCTGACATTGCCAATATGAATTTTAGTGCAGAGCAACAGATTGCGCTAGAGAATGCCCGTATGGCACAGACTGTTGATATAACAAACCTTAACGCTAAGAATGCTAAGATCATGGCTGATGCTGCAGCTATGTCACAGGTAGACATGGCTAACCTCAACAACCGCCAACAAGCTAACATACAATCTGCTAATGCGTTTCTTCAAATGGATATGGCTAACCTATCTAATGAGCAGCAGACTACAATGTTTGCAGCACAGGCGCAGATCAATGCTATGCTTTCTGATCAGGCCGCAGAGAATGCTGCCCGACAGTTTAACGCTTCTAGTGAGAACCAAGTAAATCAATTCTTTGCTGATCTAGGAGCACGGGTACAACTCGCTAATGCTGACCAAGCTAATGCTATGTCACGATTCAATGCAGGTGAGGCTAATGCCTTATCACAGTTTAACACAGCACAGGCTAATCAGCGTGAGCAGTTTAACGCTACAAACCGTTTAGTGGTAGCACAGGCTAACGCTCAATGGGCACAGGCATACACAACAGCAGATAATGCGGCACAAAATGAAGCAAACCGTTTAGATGCACAGCGTCAGGGGCAGATGACATTGAATGCGTATAATGCTACAATTCAAACGTATCGTGATTTGATGAGTTTCGCTAATACTACAGCAAACAATGATGCAGATCGTGCTACTTCAATTATGGTGGCTAAGATACAAGCAGATGCAGCAAAGTATGGTGCAGATAAAGCAGCACAGGCGGCAGCGTCAACAGCGGCAGCGGAAAAGACTTCTGGTTTCTGGGGCGCTGTTGGTGCTTGGGCTGGTAGCGCATTCGGATAAGGATAATATAATGGCTAATCAATACCGCTTTCTACCTGACTTTAGTGTCTTTGAGAATGATGAACAGAACGATGTGTCAACAGAAGATACAAGCTCTTCTATCATGTCTCGTAATAGGCAGGTTGATACAGATGCATCAGGTACAGGTGGCGACTTTTTAGAGCGCTTCTATCAAAACCTACGTGATTCCTTTAAGGACGATGATAAGTTTAAACAAACGTTTATGTCTAAGGGTCGCCCTAAGCCTGATATCTCTGAGCTACGATCCTACGTTGACAAGGTTAAAGGCTCTAGCGGTATTGAAGATGCCTTACTTGAAGCTACCGGCATGTATAATCCCGGTACGCCATCTGATGATAACTCAATGACTATTAAAGATGCATCAGACGGTATCACTGTACCTAAGCAACCAGATGTTATGGTAGATGAATTGTCTTCTGGCTTAGGGTCATACCTACGTAACCGCGCCAATAAAGGTTCGTCTTTTGTAGGTGAAGGTGTACAGATGGCTAGTGCAGGGTCTTTATCTGTAGAGGATATGGATCTAGCTAGAATGCTGGCAGGTCAAACCATGAGGAAAGAAGCTGCTGATATGGGCTTACCTGTGGTTGACATGGAAGAGGAAGCTAAGAAAAGCGCTGTAGAGGCAGCAAGGGAGAGAGCTAAGAAAGGTATCACACAATCTAAAGGTGCACCTCAAGGTATTATGTCTCCCAAGGCAGTAGCAGAGGAAGAGGTAGAAACTGCAGAAGAGACTACTCCAGTAGTAGAAGATAAAGGGTCTGCGAGAGAAGATGCTATAGCTGCTGGGCCAGTTACAAACAGAGAGCCTTTTACTTTTAATAAAACAGACGCGATGAATTTTGCTGCAAACGCATTCGATAATGATACTTTACGTGCTGCTTTTGTGGCTACTGTAGAGGCAGAGACAGGCTATGACAATAGAGTAGAAGATAACTACACTGTAGATAGAGCAATAGCTAAGTTTGTTACGCCATACGCTTTGGATGGTGGTAAGTTTGGACCAAAGATGACTGCAAGAAAAGCTGCATTAGAAGCACTAGACCAGTCTGAGGACAATGAAAAGTTAGGTGAGCAAATATTTAATATTGTTTACGCAAACAGAATGGACAACGGCGATATCGATTCTGGTGATGGTTTTAAGTATAGAGGGCGAGGGCCAGTACAAATAACAGGTAAGTATAATTACAAACGGATTGGCGACGCTATAGGGGTAGACTTAGTTAAAAACCCTGACCTTGTTCTTACAAATAAAGATATTGGACTAAGGGCTGTAAAAGCCTATTTTGATTTTAAAGGTTTTAGTGATGTAAATAGTGCAGCAGGTTTGGCTCGTGTTGTAGGACACGCTGGAGGCCAACCAGAAGCAAATCGAAGATGGAATAAAGTAGAAGGGTTAAAGAAACAATTTGGGCAATTTAGTGTTCGTCCTTCCGCTAGACCCGACACAAGAGTAGCATCTAAATAATGTTTGGCTTACCCCTAGAATTACTGACTATGCTCTTCTCAACAGTGTTGGGGGGAGTAATGTCTATATGGGGCCAGAGCATGAAGAACAAGCAAGAGCAGAATAAGATGATGCTTGCTAATGCTCAGTTTAATGCAGATCAAGTCAACCGCGCTAGGGATGCAGGTAAGACAGATAAGCACTTTGCATGGACACGTAGAATCATTGCTCTATCTGCTGTGTTCTCTATTATAGTGTTGCCTAAGCTGGTGGCAGTATGGTATCCTGATGTAAGCGTTATTGTAGGGTACACAGAAGTACAGGGCGGCTTCCTTAACTGGCTGTTTGGCCCTGCAGAAGCAACCCAGTGGAAGTACGCCAACGGATTCGTAATAACCCCCTTAGACACACACATCGTATCAGCCATCGTAGGATTATACTTTGGCGCAGGATTTACAAAGTAAGGCATAAAGATGACAAACTTATTTCAAGGCCCAATTCCAGGTCAATCTCTAACAGATGAACCACGTAACCATGCATGGGAAAACCCACCTGAGATGGATACAATGGAAGAAGCTGTCATGTACTATATTGATAAGCTTTCTGATGAAGACTCTATGGATGATCTGGCCCTATTGTTTGACCTTGGAGCTAACATACAGGACGTTACAGAAACCCTGATGATCATGGGTACTATGAAAGGGTTGCACACCGTTGATGTACAGATGCTGGCTGCACCTATCGTAGGAGCTTATATAAAGGCCGCTATGGTGCCCTATGGTGTTGATACACCTGAGACAGCAGTAGACCCAGATAAGCTACGCACAGCGCGTGAGAAGCGTCGCTTAGATGTAATCATTGCAGACGCCATAGAGAAGAGCGTTAAGTCTGGCGAGGATGAAGGAACAGAGATGCTTCGTGGTATGCAGGATGCTGTAGAAGAAGAACCAGAAGCAGCAGCAATAGAACAGCCTATGGATGAAGCTCCAGAGGAGCCTATGGTTGAAGGTGAAACACCGCAAGGTCTTATGGCGCGAGGGCAATAGATATGAGTGAAGCAGCACAGGCATTTCTGACAGGGTTTTTTAAGACATCTGCAGCGAACATTCAAAGACGTAAGAAAAAAGCAGAAGATTACATGGATGATCTTCGTGAGAATCAGGCTGCGTATCAAGCTAAAGCTGACTTGAAGATTAAAGCACGTAATAATGCTGAAACCCTTACACAGAAAATCATTAGTAAGGGCGGCACAAAAGATATGGTCAAGGCTGCTTATGCAGAGAATGGCTTAGATGGGTTGTCTACTTTAGATGGTGTTCTGTCTAAAGGTGTAGCAAGTCAAGGTATAGACTTTGTGAAGAACAACGCTGATATATTTGCTGCCACTACTCTTGATCCTGCTATGACGGGTGTGACTATACAAGACATGCTTGATGAAGGTTTTGGCATTGGTAAGTACACCACAGGAGATTACAAACGCCCTGAGTCTAACTGGTGGGATCGTACAACTGGGCGTACTGCTATGGACGATGTTCGCTTCAAGCTAGACCAAGAAGAAGTCTATGAAGGTATGAGCTTGTTTGATCTAAAGCAAATGGCGTCATCCTCTGCATACAATAAAGTAGGTGGTAACTCTTACCTTACTTACCTGTCTCCTAACTTGTTTAGTGAGAACGATGTGTCTAGTGCCCGTATAGATTTTCAGTCTACAGTAAATGCTAACGATGCCTTTACAGAAGCAGAAAGTGAAATAGAGCAAGCTAAAAAGGACATTATTGTATTCCAACGTAATGTAGATGCTGGCGTAGACGGTTCACAGTCTGAGCTTTTAAAGGCTCAAGGTAGATTAGCACAAGCAGAAATGAAGAAACTACAAGTTTTAAATGAGCAGTTTGCGCCCTATGTGCAGGATCAAGCTGCAGCTTACTTTGGTGAGACTTTTGTAAAGCGTATGGCTAATCAGTATGATACCATCGTAGGCGTTCCGGGATGGACTTCAACAACTTTAGGTGGGGCAGTAGAGGAAGAACCAACAGAAGAAAGCTCACCTACTGCGCCTGATACTGATGTACAACAACCCGCACTACCTTTGGATGAGACAGCAAATCAGCAAGCACCTACAATGCCTTCTGTTCCAGCACCTGCAGCGGATCAACCAGTAGAGACTGTTAAGATTGTTAATCAAGACAACGCTCCTATCCCTGTACAAACACAAGACATGGAAGGCTTGCCCTTCTCGTTAGAGCCTGATGCAGTAACCTTTACTTCCGTTGTAATACCCAACACAACTATCTTTGAAGATGGTGACGGTAATATGCGGGTATTTAATCATCAGACAGATGAAACCCTTAGTGTACCTGTGTCAGATTATGTATTAGCTTCCCCAGAAATGCAGGAAGAGATACAAACAAACCCTGCTGCTAAACCTATCTTAGAGAGCAAGGCATTTGTAGAGCAGCCTATAAACCTCAGTGATAGAGGTACTAGCCCCCGTGATACAGCAGCTATCAACATCACTAAAGTCAACAACTGGAAAAAGTCTATGTCAGATGTTACTCTGGCAGAGTGGAAAGAAATGTCTCGTAAGGAGCGTGTAGCTGCAGGTCTACCACCACGCCCTCTTGATATGTGGTCTGTAGGGGCAGGGGCATTTAAAGATGTAGTGCAACCCGATGTAATAAGCCCTGCAGAAGAAGAGGCTAGAGTTATTGCAGCCGATCCTTTGGACGTACCAAATGCAAAGCCACCTAGTACTCCGTTACTAGGTTTAGGTGATAGGCCGAAGAAACAAGAAGAGGCACCTGATGTATCTACTACCCCACCTGTAAGGAATAAAACAGACTTCTTTATAAAGTACGACAATCAAATGCTAGAAGCTATGGAAGAGTTTGGTATCACGAAAGACGATCCTATTTCAGAAGTTAAAGAAGCACTAGCTGCTTGGTTTGAAGAAAACTCAGGCAACTCAGAGCTTGTAGCTGACTCTACTTACATGG